TTTAATTATAAAGTTGACGGTTCCTGCAACCCGGGCATCTACTACAGGACGGTAACGAACGAAGGGGGCGGCGCATGAAATTCAGCGCGTTAAAAAATTATAATTTTTATCCTGACATTAACGGCAATCTGAATCTTCCCGAATCGGAACGGCTGTCGGTTGAAATTATCAGACCGACCGTAGAAGACCACGGAACTTTGATGTTTACAGAGCTGACTCAGCAGGTGCAAAAAAATTCCAAAGGCAAGGATGTTGTTAATGCTGCATCAAGCACCAGATTCAATACCCAGAAAATACTCCGCCGCCATGTCGGGGAGATCAAAAATTTGGTTATCGAAGATGAATCTGGAAAAGAAAAACAGATTACAACAGGCGAGGGGTTGGCCGATTCAAGTTTTACCGGAATGTGGACTTTGGTAAACGCGATCTGTATACAAGCTTGTTCTGATAAACTTTCGGAGACGCAAAAAAAAATCTTAGAATCGGATTCGGGCTTGTCTGGGACGGATGGCATGAACGGGAATTAAACCCGATCTATTCAGAAGAAAAAATATTGCTTAGGCAGTGGGCAATAAAACGGGGCGAGGCACAGGATTACCTTACCCCGGAATTTTACGGCGCATATAGTTTGTGGAGCAAAATACAGCGATACGGCTGGCCGCATGGTTCCGGATGGATTAGAGAGCCTGCCGCATTGGTAGAGCTTGTAGATTTGTTTGATACGGAGCTTGAGTTTTTAAAGGAAAAAGATCGGAATGCAAATAACGGACGAACTGCGGGTACTGGTAGAAGCAGAAGTAGCCCGGGCGATCGAAAACTTTAAAAAACTATCAGAGGGTGTAGACGAGTCGGAAGAGAAAACTCTCTCTCTTGGCGAAGCTCTCGATTCTATTTCTAAAAAATCACTAATAATTTCCGGCGTCTTCGGCGCGGCTGGAATCGCGGCAGTAAAGTTAGCAGGAGAAAACGAAAAACTAAAACTGTCTTTGAGAAATATGCTCGGCTCCGCCGACGAAGCGGCAGCGGTTTTTGAAGACTGGCGCAGGCTTGGCTCTTCACCCGGGCTGTCTGTTGATGAAGTTTTCTCGCTTGGCAGGGCAATGGCCAACATGGGGCAAAGCACGCAGTATGCGACGTCAACAATACAGATGCTGGGGAATGTTGCTGCGGGAACCGGCGTATCGTTTGGTGAAATCTCAAGCGCGTTTGAACGTGCGCGGGCGATGGGAAACTTGACAACAAGAGACCTTGTGCGCTTACAGCAGCAGGGAATCCCTGTTGTCAAACAATTGTCAGTAGAGCTTGGCGTATCAGAAGATCGTGTGCGCCAATTGGCCGCAGAAGGCAAGATCAGTTTTGCAGAGCTTGAAAAAGCTTTCAGATCAATGACAGATCCCGGCGGCCAGTTTGCCGGAATGATGGATGAATTGTCAGGCACTGTATTGGAAAAATTTTCAAGCGCCGCAGATGATGCTAAACAGGCGCTCGCCGCATTCGGCGAAACACTGCTGCCTCTGGCTGCGGAATTGTTAACCAGCGCAAGTTCGATCCTGCAAGGTATAACCGATATGGATGACGGCACCAAAAAATTTGTTGTCGGGATGGGCGCCGTAATTGCGGTATCGGGGCCGGCGGTGAAAGCCGTTAGGGGCATACATGCCGCTATAACCATGTTGACAGCAAATCCGGTTATACTTGCTATGGTAGCTACAACCGCCGGTATAGCCGGTATTTTTTATGCAGCAAACGATTTAAGCGGACAATTAAATCAGGCTGCCAAAGATTATGAAACATCTATAAATCAGATTGTTAAAAACAATCAAGATCTTTTAGCGAGCGCCCGCTCGTTTGATGAAGTACGAAGTCAAATAAGAGGGCTCACAAGAGATATGTATGACGCCGCCGTGGAAACAGGGAACTTTGCTGCAGCAACAGAGGCAGCAGCAAGATTGACTTCTCTTAACCAGCAGCTTATAAGAGCCAGAGCCCAGTCCGAACAGTCATCGACAGAAATATTAAGGCAGGCTCAAACACTAATAAGAATATTGGAAGAGCCGCTTAATCCTAATGCCAATAGTTGGTGGGAGGGGTTTGCAACTGAAGTTGAAAAAGTAAACGACGCGCTTGATATGTTTAACTTGAGCGGTTACAGCGATCTTCAAAGGTATCTGACAGGAATCCCCGACTGGGTTGCCGCCGTAGCAGAAAAAAATTCTGATGCAATGCTTCAGGTATTAAAAAACATTAATGGCAGATCCCCTGCAGTACAAACAGAGATTGCAAGAATTGAAAATGAAATGGCTGAACTTGCAAGAGGCGCAACAATCAGCCCGCGCATTGAAATTGCAGTACCGGTAATATCTGATGCAAAAAAAAGATGGCAGGATTGGTTTGGTGAAATCACTAATATTGATCCTGAATTATTCGGTAGCAGCGGGGCCGAAGCCGCGCGGTTATATATCAGCACATTCGAACGAAGCTTTGCGGCGCAAAATACAATTGCGAATGTATTAAATGAACAAATGGATTTTTCACAAATATTGAGAATTCAACAGGCAGAGTTGAAAAAAACTCTTGAAGATCTTTTTTCAATTGATCCTGGCCAGATAAACAGGCCTTTTACAATCATCAATGATGAGATCAACGGGCTTATTGCAGAATACCGCAGGCTTGGAGAGGAAGCCAAAAATGCAGAATTCAATAAAACTATAGAAGGCCTGATAACAAGTATTGATAACCTTGGGAAATCGGAAAGACAACTGGTTTACGAAGCAGAATTGGCAAGGCTGGGACTTGACGCCCAGTCTGAAGCTGCGCAAACGCTAATGCAAACAATGGACAACTTGTCTGTGTCAAAAACTCTTGCAGGTTTGCGCCAGGAAGTCCAGAACCTTGGAAAAGATCAATACGATCTCGCTCTTGCAGCATTGGCGGCCGCCAATGCAACAGAAGAAGTTCGAAGGGAAGCTGAAGAATTGATCGCAACCCTTCGCCGTTATAATTCTGTAACAGACACGCTATCCGGACTGCGTCAGGAAGTACAAGGCTTAGGAAAAGATCAATACGATCTCGCCCTTGCAGCATTGATCGCTGCCGGCGCCACTGAAGAAGAACGAAAGGAAGCAGAGGAAATGATCGAAACCTTGCGGCGTTACGGCCAAAGTTTCGACGAACTCTTAACAATAAATATTTCAAGCGGGCTTATGTCAATTTTTTCCAACCTTGATAAAAGAGCGGCTGAAACAATAAGTAATATATCGGCGCAGCTTCTTATGATAAGCTTCGATGGTTTGCTTGACGGATTAAGCGCTGTCGGCGAAGCATTTGGAGCTGGAGGAAACGCAGCTGAAAATTTTGCGCAAGCAATGGCTGGTTTAAGCCGGCAAATATTGAACCAGCTGCCAAACATGTTCCTGCAGGCGGGGCTTCAGCTCATTGCACAGGGACAATGGCCGCTCGGCCTCGGGTTTATCGCCGCGGCGGGATCAAGCGCAATTATTTCAGGTTATGTCAACGGTGCAAAATCAACTACCGCAAACGCGCACGGCAATATTTACGACGAATACGGAACAGCCGCGCGCGCCTTTGCCGCAGGGGGCGCTTTTACAAATCAAATCGTAAGCGCCCCGACATATTTTAAACACGGCGGCGGCTTCGGCCTCATGGGCGAAGCGGGGCCGGAAGCGATCATGCCGCTTACGCGCATGCCTAACGGCGACCTCGGCGTGGCCGCGTCAGGCGGGGGCGCGAATATAACGGTTAATATTATCAATAACACCGGCGCCGATGTGCGGCGGGAAGAACATACCGATGCGGACGGGAATAGGCAGGTTGATATTATAATCGGACAAATTGTAAATAACCATATCATGTCGGGAAAAGCCGATCGCGCAATGGCGCGGTACAACATACGCGCCGCAGGGGTATAGTATGGCGGATATTTATTGGCCGGCCTATCTTCCAAAGACATTGCTCATGGAAAATCTGGCCGCAAAGCGCAGTTCAAACGTAATCCGAACCCGGATGGACGCGGGGCCGCAAAAAACACGGCGGCGCTACACCGCGTCCACAAAGGTTTTTACAGGCAGGATGCTTTTATCCGCAGAACAGCGTTTTGAGCTTGAGTGGTTTTATCGTTTTACCTTAGCCGACGGAGCGCTGCGTTTTAATTTTACCGATCCTCAAACGCTTGAAACCGGAGAATTCCGCTTCACGGAAGATTATACGGAAAATTCGATCGGCGGTATGTTCGAGGTCGAAATGTCGCTGGAGCGCCTATGAGTAAGATATCGCCGGAAGCAGCCGCCGCGGTAACCGCGCCGGAAACGGACAAAGTATTTTTGCACCTGCTGACTGTTGAAACATCAGGCGGCGCGGTACTGCGGCTTGTTGACAATAACCAAAATGTCGCATCACGCGGCAATGAGTATATTGCCGCAGGGTTTACGGTTATATTACCGGAACAAACAAGCAACGCGCCGCGCCCGTGCCGCCTTGCTGTCGACAATACCGACCTGGCGATTTACCAGACAATCAAGCAGGCAGCCGGCCAGGACATTACCGTATCGGTGTGCGTTATCATGGCCCATACCCCGGATGTGTACGAGCGGGGGCCGCTCAAGTACCGGCTGCGCAATGTCCGCGCGTCAAAGGAATCAATCGAAGCCGAAGTATACGATTTCTATTTAATCGACAGGAAATTTCCAAAAGGCGTATATACACCGGAGGATTTCGAGGGGATGTTTTTCTGATGTACAGCTGGGTTTATAAATATATCGGGATTCCCTTTGTGTCTAACGGACGAGAAAAAAACGGCTGCGACTGCTACGGCCTTGTACGTTTAGTTTTGAAGAACGAGTACGGCATCGAGATCCCGGAGCTGTCGAATAATTACTCCGATGCGCGTAACGTAGAGGAAACTGCAAAATTATTTAAAGAACACAGGCCGGTAATCGCCGCAGAAAGAATTCCGGCGCCGGAAGAACGAGCAATTGCAGTTATTTTAGAACGCGGCGTGCCGGCGCACATCGGCATTGTTGCCGGGCGTGAACATATTTTACACACAGGCGCAAAAACCGGAAGCGTCTGCCAGCGGATATCGCACCCGGGCATCCGCGATCGCATTGAGGGGTATTATCATGTCGGTTAAAATCACAGCAGAGCTGAATCCGCTGCATCCCGGCCGCGAAGAATTTACGGTTGAACCCAAAACAATCGCGGAAATTATAAACGATCTAAACAGCGGCTTCCCGGCATCGCAAGCGCGCGTCTGCCGCAGCGGCGAAATCGTAAAAGATTTTAATACAACGGTGCAGGACGGCGACGTTCTGTTAATAAGGTTCGTTCCGTACGGGAGCCCGCAGGAGGCCGGGGCGGGGATGAAAGCAGGCGGATGGGCGCTTGTAGGGCTCGGGGCTTTGTCTTTCCTGATACCCGGCGTAGGCGGGTTTATAGGATCGGCGCTCATCGGCACAGGGCTCTCTATGGCCCTCGGCGGCACGGTAATGATGAACATCGATATACCGAAGTTAAAAGACAGGGAAAAGCCGGAGAGCGATCCGTCTATCCGCGGAGGAAAAAACCAGGCAAGGCCGCACGGAAGAATTCCCGTGCTGTTCGGGCGCCACAGAATATACCCAGACCTTGCCGCCAACCCGCATACGGAAATAACCGGCAGCCAGCAGTACTTTATTCAATTATTTTGCGGCGGTTATAAAGATTATGCAATAGACTTGGACAGCTTCAAGTTAGGCGACACTCCGTTGATAGAATTTTCAAAAACAAAAAATATTAACTCGATTTTATCCGGAGCCGATCCGGTAATCAGATTGGAGATACTCCAGAACGGGGAGGCGTCAAATCTATATCCTCATTGCGTACACGAAACTGTTATTAACGCCCCCTTACAGCATGAAATCGACGGCGGAGACAACAATAAAATACCGGGCGAAATCATACGCGCCACGCCGGATAATACCGATACCATCAATGTCGATATCTTTTTCCACAACGGGCTTGGCAGGTACAATGACGACGGCGGCTTGGCATCGGCGTCAGTCGAAGTCCGCGCATGGTATAAAAGTTCCGGCGCTCCCGATACCTCGTACCAGTCTCTTGGGTTTTTTAACGGCTCTGACAACATAATTTCCGGCGCGGAGCTTAAAACAAAACGATGCCAGGTAACAAAATCAGGTTTAACTCCCGGACAGTATACGGTTAAAATAGAGCGAATAACAGCGGATTCGTCCGACAGTAAAATTATAGACCAGGTTTACATAGGCTCGATTCGTTCCTATAAATCAAAGCGACCGGTCAGCGGAGAACGTCAAAAAGATTTAACGATAATCGCGCTTAGAGTTATGGCGACGGCGAAACTCAACGGCGTAATCGACAGTTTTAATTTTATTGCTACATCAAAGCTGCCCGTTTATTCCGGCGGCGGATCGGGGCCGTTATACTGGCTGAATACCGCGGAAACCCGCAATCCGGCTTCGGCGCTGCTGTACGCGCTCC